GCGCCTTTGCCTTTGTGTCCAAGAAATACAGTGTTTCCTACCTGTACCAAATCTGCGTTTTCCATTGACGCTTCTTTAGCAACAGATGCTAGCATGGCTTCTAGTGGTATATTATCTTCTTTTAACTGCTCTGCGGCGATAGTCATAACCTGACCTGGGGCGATCTTTTCTTGGTTGCTATCAATAGTTTCCATAATTCACCTAAGTTATTTCAAGCACACTGGCTACTACATGTAGTCTATTTGCTGTGGCAGCGGTAACTTTTAGTATTTCAGTCGCTTGCACTACTAACGGTGCAGTTAACAGCTCTGTAGTACCATTTGCTGATACTGACTTAGTTTTAAATAAACTATACACATCGCTACCATTAGTCAAAGTCAAAGTTATGGTATCAGCGTTGCCAGAGTCTTCAGATACAATAATAGACTTAAAAATAGCCGTTGTCGAGGCCGCGCAAGTATATAATGTCGTAACACTTGTGGATGTTAGGTCTAGTTTCGCATTTGTATAAGTATTTGCCATCTAACTAACAAACCACCCAACTGCATCAGCTTTATCTGCTAAAGAAGTATCTCGTAGCACATTATCTAATTGATTAAAGTATAGACGTAAAATTTTATTAAGCTGTTCAAACTCTGCAGCGCTGTATTCTGTAGGGGGGTAAGGTAGAGCAGGGGCACGGAACTCTACAGTATATTGATCAGCCATTAACGTCTCCCATCCGCACGTAAGTCAACTCTTGGGGAACCCAACTGCCATTGTACACCTGTTGCGCTAGATTCTATCTTCATCGTCATCTGTCTACCCCTTACACGCGTGTGAATTTGACTTGTATAAGCCTCAACAGGAGAAGTGGCAGACCGCGTAACTGTACCTGTATTTACACCACTCTCAGAATTGGGGGAGTTATACCCTGAACCCGAAGCATTTAATGGGTAAAAAGTCATATTTATAACAGGACTATCAGCCGTAGATCCCTCAAAAGAAACATCAGGAAGGACACGAGACATTAACATAAACTGATGTCCGTCGTCTAAATCAAACTCTGAAGAAGTTATAAAGGCAGAAATAGCGGCGGCGGTGCTTGTTTCATTGTCATCAATACCGTTTTCATGGTCAACGAGTAACGAGTTATAGGTGGCAGCAAGTGGATAAGAACGTAGACCTGAATCAAGCCATGCTGTGCGTGCCATAGAACCATAATACCAAATATCTTCTAAGTAATTATAAACCACATATTTATCAATGCTAGACGCACTTGAAGAACAGTAGAACCACCACACTTCGTGAAACGCTTCGTTACTTCCTCCAAACACTTGGTTATACTGTAGAGGATTAAAGTCTGTGAATATGTATTTACGTAAGTCACAAGGAAGCGGTTGAACTCTACCATCATATTTATAAAATTTATCTTTACCCATCCAGTAAGACACACCGTTAGCATAAGCTACACTATTTTGGGAAGTTATAGAGATTTGTTCCCCAACAAGTGTTGCGCTCCATACCCCTGAACTTGCACCAACATATTGTAACGAGTATAGAGATGAGTCTGTCCAAACAAGTACCTCTTGTCGTGACTGAGCTGCGGTAACTATTTCTGTACCACGAGATAGTCGTAAGCTACCTGCTTGATTTGTAGCTGCAGGAGTCCAATTTGTAGCATCTTCTTGGTCAGACCAACGAATAAGCATAGGATCTTTTGTAGAAGTGCCAAGCACATTAGTACCAAAACAAAACACAAATCTACTAATATCTGATACAAGTATAGAGTTTTGTACTGTCGGTACATCCGAAGCACCTGATTTACTAGATAACAACACCGCACGGGTAGTTAATGTACCTGAAGCGTCCCAATAATAAATGGAACCATCCCTATGTCCAAAGATTAAATCTTCACCAAAGTTTTGTTGTGACCATATACGTAAGGTTTCTGTGTCTGAAATACCCTCTCCCCAAGCACCAGAACCCCAACCACTAGCACCCCAACCAACAAGAGGGTTAGCAGAAGATGCGCCTGAATTTATTTGGTAAGCGCCTACAGCAGAACTACCGCCACTACCCGAATCAGAACTTGTAGCTGCAATATTAGTGTATAAAGCATTAGTTATAGTGTCAGAATTAAAACTTTTTGCGGTAATAGTATACTTGTTTGCGTCTTCAATGTTGAGTATTTGGTATTCTTGGTTAAGTATTGCAGCAGTTATGTTACCGCCTAGAGCATCCGCCCCGCTAAAAGTAACAAAATCATTAGCTTTTGCACCGTGACTACTGTCTGTAACGACTATAGTAAAGCAATTTACAGTAGCATTATCATTATGTGAGGCCGCAGTAGTGCTAGTTGTCGCCCCAGAAGAAAGGTAAGATGCGCCTCGTGTACAACCTGTAAAGGTGTTACTGCTTATAGCCGAATAGTCTATTACTTCACTATCTATTATAATTTTACCAGAAGTAGGGAACCCTGTAGTATCATCTATAGTTATTGTGGTGTCATCATCATCTATAGCCCCATTTAACTGATCTGCTGAAGCCGTAAAAGTAACATCCCCTGCAGAAGTAGTTGCACGTAAAGGTGTTATGTCGTTATACCCACCACCATTCTCTATGTAAAACTTTAGGTGTGTCCCGATAGCAATCAAGTTTTGACTACCTAAAGTAATCCAATTCCATAAAGAACGGGCAATACCTAGAAAAGTTGCTTCTGATATACGAGTCCAACCACCAATTTTTTCAGGGGTTCCTTGACGAAAACGGATGTTATTGCACTCATACCAACCACCTTCAGTAGTATACCTAGTGTTTTCTCGATTAACCCCTGGCTTTAATGATAGCTTTTTTAACGCCATATTTTACCTACTATTCGTCTGATTTCTCTTTAAGAACTAAACCAAAAATAGCACAAACTATACCTGCCCAAGTTAGTATTGGCATAGTAAATAGTATACCAAGCCCTACGCCTACGACAGCGGCGGCTCCATAACTTGAAGGTTCTTTTAATCTTCCTGTAATCCAATCCATAATATTCTCCTATTTAAATGTGATAGACATACCGACTGATATATCGCTATATTTAAAGTCGCTGTCTAAAGATAATTTTGAATAAGCAGATAAGCTATTACTTATAGCCATCGTACTTTTGACAGATGCGCCAGAAATACTAAAAGAACTTCCGCTTGCATAACTCCAATCTACCGCAGGTCTGACTGACAACCTTGAAATACTTGTAGTTACACCAACATCACCTATCCATTTTTTAGTTTTAAACCCATACTCAACAGATGCGTCAGGTTTAAACATCGACATAATGCCGCTTCTTATAGTTCCTTCAGCCTGTGCTGATATCGCTGTTAGTGTAACGATAGCACCTGCAAGAAATAATTTTCTCATAATATTCTCCTCTACTTTACTAAATTAAGTGCTTGTTCTTTGGTTTCATCGTTTCTCCTTATCCATCCACGTCCAAACGTATCAAAGGTACTAAGATCTCTATAAAACTTATCACGCATATGGTGCATTTGTTCTATTATTTCTGTTGGCTCTACTTCAGCTACTCGTTGCAGTGTCATTGGCCCTATACCACCATCTTGTTCTACGCCCACAATACGTTGCAAGGCTTTAGCTGCTCGACTTGTCCCGCTATTCACACCCCAATCGAAGCAACTCCAATCAACCCCAGAAGGGAGATCGTCTGCCCGAAGCCTATCCCAATAATTCTCTTTGTATATAGGGTACACATCATCGTGGGTAAGACCTTGCATTTCACCATCCATAACTTGCCGACCAACGTATTGCTCATAGACTGCACGGGTAACTCCATAATTAGTTTCACCCCCAGGATCAGCAGCCAAATTTACATAGCCTCCTTCGTGTTCAAGGAGACGCGCCATACATTCTTCAAAGTTCTGTTTCATTTTGAGTTATTCCTTAGTTTAGCAAACTGACGTGACCCAAACCAAAAACTTATTATGCTTGTGAACAATAAATTCACGTCTTGACTCCACACCTCATTAAGTGCGTCCCTAAAGTCTGCTCCGTTATTCATCGCGTACATCAGGCTCGTTATTTGAACTACCAAAAAGAAACCAACAAACAAATACGTTATAACAGGGCGTACAGAACCGCTCAGAGCCGCCGCAAAGCCTGATTTAGCATTAGCTGCCCTCATTGATGCGTAAATGCCTTCGGTTTCGCTTATATCGGCTTTAGACTCAAGTTCGTCTAATTTAAGGGAAGATAGCTGTGCCGCGTACTTACCTTTAGCCTCAAGCATTTTTAGCTCTTGAGCATCTTTTTGACGTTGTTGAAATAAATCAATAACACTTGGAAGTACAGAAGTACCAAATCCTAGTGCTGCTCCTAGCAGTGATAACATGTTATCCTCCTACTTTAATTTAGTTTTCGATAAGGCTGTACTACCCATAAATGCGGCCACTATACCTACTTGTGCTACAATAAATGTATTTAAAAAAGCCCCTGCAGTTGCCATTCTCTCTAAGTTTATAATCGGTGTTAAAACAAAAACAACAGTTATTAAACTTGCCGCCATAGCCACCCAAGCCATAACACGTTGCGTGTCAGCTAACTTGTCTTCATTCTCTAAGCGTATCCAACGCTCGTGACGATCCATTTCTTCATCAGTTATTACACCGTCACCATCAGTATCCGCCATTGCGTATTTACTGTTTTCCTGTAGTTTTTTTGCCGCCATAGTAAACTCCTACATACCTAAACAACTTTTATATACATCAATTACGTTAATTAGACAATGGATTATCTAACGCTTCTTGTAATCTTTCGTTTAACTGCTCTTCAAGCTTTCGCATATCTTCTTCTATTCTATTTTCTATATCCCGCATTGTATCACGAACATCCTTCTCTGTCTCCCTATTTAACGTTTCAACCTCTCTTATTGCGGCTGTTACATCTTTCTGCACCTCGTTCATTTGATTAAGAACGTCTTCTAGCACCAAATCTATAGAGCTTTGCGTGGCTTTTATGCGCTCAGAAGATGTCTCAATTTTTGCTTCAAGCTTATCAATGTAGCCTTCTAGTTTAAAAAGATCATCTCGAAGGTTATTTTTAATGTCTCTTGTGTAAACAATAGCGTCATCTAGCTTTGTTAAGACGAGTTCATTTTCCGCTTTAATTGCATCAATGTCTATTTCTTGTACCACTTCACGTAAGTCAAGATAGTCAAAATAAAACTCGTAACCTACGTAAGCTGACCCTGCTAACGTGCTTAATGCTGTGACTGCAATACCGATTTTACCAAAACCAGAAAACTTTACGCCACCTACCTCCATTTCAGCCATAGTTTTCTCCTAATTCTCAAACGATAGATCTGATCCTAACTCACGTAACCTATCAATTTCCTGTTGTAACTTCATTACTTCTAGTTGTTTTTTCTTTAGTTCAATCTCATACAGTCTGTTACAGTCTAAACGAGAGCCCTTATTTCGTCTACCCAATGGAATTGTAATTTTGGAATAAACACCAATATC